CAGCTAATAATGCGATATACACCACAGAATTAACTAATGGTGGAATTTCTGCAGCTGCGGCACCACGTATTGCTCAAAGCTCGCTAGGTAAAGTTTTGTTTATGTTTAAACGCTATGGCGTTTCTATGTATTACTTGTTGTTTAAGACTGCTCGTGACGTTTTAAAAAACCAAGATCCCGAAGTTAAAAAAGCAGCTATGGGTCAACTTGCGGGTATCTATGGTATGGCAGCTTTGTTTGCTGGTCTACAAGGGCTTCCAATGTTTGGTGTGGCTTGCATGGTTTATAACTTGTTTGCCGACGAAGATGAAGATGATATGGAAACTGCTACTCGCAAGTATGTTGGCGAGGGCGTGTATAAAGGTTTGATTAACTACACTACTGGTTTGGATATTGCTAGTCGTGTTGGATTAAACGACCTTATATTTAGAACTTCACCTAATAGCAATTCTTCTACGTTTGAACAAGCATTGTTAGAAACTTTAGGTGGTCCAATATACGGTGTTGGTTCACGTTTAAAACGTGGTTATGATTTCTTGGCTCAAGGTAATCTCGAGCGTGGTGTAGAAAACATCCTTCCTTCATCTATTAGTAACGTACTTAAAGGCTACCGCTACGGCACAGAAGGTGCTAAGACTCTGCGTGGCGACCCTATGGTTGAAAATATTGATGCCTTCAGTGCGGGCGCTCAGATGTTAGGTTTTGCTCCAGCCGAATTGACCCGTCAGCAAGCTATCAATGCCCGTCAAAAAGGTGTTGAGAAGTTTATTCTTGAGAAGAAAACTAAGTTATTACAACGTTATAACATCTCAGACCGTATGGGTGATTTTGAAGCTAAGAACGAAGCTAAAGATGAACTTAAAGAATTAGGTAGAAAACATCCTGGATTAGAAATTACTGAAGATACATTTAGTAGTTCTGCTGAAGCATTTAAACAAGCTACAAAAGAGACAGTTCATGGGGTTAGGTATAGCAAAAAATTAAGTAAAGAGATGCTTAGTAATGCGGCAGAGTACGATTAAAGTATTCTCCAAAACCGCATTCCTGGCTTTCCAGCTTCAATTCTTTCAAAACCTTTAATCTGTATTCTAGTAGGCTCTATAGCCGTTTGCATTTGTTTGGCTAATTCCGTAAGGTTAATAGCTGGGATAAAGATAGAACTTCCTATCACAAAATTATCCCAGTCTATATCTATATTAACCCCATCAGGACATACTTGCCCCAGCCGCATTGACGTCTTGATTACCCTCAAAGATTGTTTGATTGGGGACTGCAAGTTCTGCTTCTGTTGACTCATCTAAAAACTCCGAACAATCAATAACTAATACGTTTGTTGCTGGTAAATTCATATGGGTACCCTTGCTTAAACGCTTCTTATCCATATGGGCTTTTGTCCTACCCTTCTTTAAAGACTCAACAAATCCTTGATAGTTAATCTGCTGCTTGGTACACCACTCCCGCAAAGGCTTGGTAACAAAGTACATAATCTTAACGTCATACTCGTACCGTACCATTAATGACCCTTTAGGTACGCTATCAGGTACTACAAGGTGATCTAGCGCCCCGTTAACTGAACTTCTATAATCTTGAGTGCTGGTAATCCGCAATACGTTATTCCAATGCTCTGACAGGTAGTTGTTCAAATGTGCTTCCGCATCTAGCTCCATATTGTTAGATTGCTCTTGCACTAAGTTAATAGCGCCTAATAACCATTTTACTACGGGTGCTACTTTAAATGTCAGTAGTCCAGCCCGTTCAGCCAATATAAGTCCCATAATGCCGTTGGTTGCTAATACCGAATGGAAACGATCTGCTGGACCAAACTGAGCCGCTTGGTCAATCTTAGCTTGGGTAACCTTGTATAGCTCCCTAGTACCCGCTATGTCGTTCATAACGTATTGAAGGTAGGGTAAATACGCATGACCATAGTTATTGGCTAGGGTTTCACTAAGTATATCGGTTTCGGCTTTGTTCAGTGCAGTAACAGGGTAGGCACGGACTTCCAATACCCGCATAGCTTCCGCTTTAGGCACAGATTTATAGGCGCTCATACGCTCTATCATGCTGGTGTTTCCGGTGCTAATCCCGTTCTGCTTCCAAATCTCCCCACGAACCCGCTCTTGGTTTGCTGAAGACGTTAAACGGTTACGCTGGGAACCTGATGTATATTGGTACAAAAAGTCGCTTAAATCCTTCGCTGGCGAGTTTGTTACCTCGTCCATCCATAGGGGTAAGTTCTTGTAAATCTCGGCTCTATTCATCTTAGAATTGCCTGTATCGGACTCTTTTAACAAGAGCCTAGCTGGGTCACCCCATACGCTAGAGCCAGCAATCATAGCCGTTGTTTTACCAATGCCTGACTCAGGGCTAAAGATGTGCAATAAAGCCGCATTGATTGGGGTAAAGGCAGTAAACATAGAGCCAAAACTTAACCCGATTACGAACTGATGTAGCTCCATTCCAGGCCGATTGTAGAACTCCATACCCTCTTTCCACTTCTCAAGTGTACCCTTGCTTTCAAAAGCGGACATAAGCTGTTTGGTGCTGTTTGATGGGGGGTTATGGTCTACCCGATCTGCACGGATCTCTTTGTCTCCAACCACAAAAGCATCGAACTTAACATCATCTGTCCAACCAAATTGCCGACGTGCTTTATCAGCCGCCTTTTGCATTTGTAGGTTATTTACCCAATTATTAACATATGTCATAATCTCATCCATTTTTATCATGGCAACACCCTTCGTTGCCAATAGTTTGCGGAACTCGTCTTTAGCTCCAACCGCAGACAAGGGGATAGTGAACTCCCGCACACCATCTTTAGGTAGGTGTAAACGAATAACTATAGCCTCGCCAATATCGGTGTCGTCCAAGCGACGTGTTACATATAAATCATTGTGGTACACAAGCACTTCAATCTCGTCATCTTCTTTGACAATACGCTTATAGATACCACCATTCTTACCCCTAAAGTACGGCTCAGGGTATTTAGGAATTACATAGGTTTGGGTATGCCCTTGCTCTACGTCATAAAGCACGTCCTCGACAATGTTATCCTCGTCGTTAGCTTCTTGAACTTCCCGCCCCAATACGATAGGCGACTTGATAGTACCCTTGTTAACACAACCATCGCAACCGCCGGGGTTATACTCTTCAAACTTAATACAGGTATAAGGTCCACCTTTAATACGGTCAGTCTTTCCTTCCGTCTCTTCCGGTGAGTATCCCGGATGTCCCATTGATATCTTATGGATTGCTTTATCCGCATCAATACAAAACTTAGCGATAGACAAACCCGCTCTCCACATCGGCTCATCCAATGTATCTTGATTCTCAATTAAATACTTAATCTGCTGACAACCAACACCCTTATTAGTCTTCATAAGGATAGTCTTAAATCTGTTTGTGTAGTTACCAAGGATAGCCTTAGTAACCTCGTCCATCTCGCCACGAGGAATATAAGAACGTGGCTTACCAATTACTTCACCAATAACTTGTTTTAAAAATTCAAACGTAACAGGCTCTTGTATCTCATTAATAATTGCTACTTCTCTTGCTTCATCACCTTTAAAATTCAACGTCCCAGGAACTCTAAGAATCCGCACAGAATCCGCCGTAACCACAGGATCGGCATATAAATCATAGTCGTCACATAAACTCTTTAACTTCTCAGCCACAGGAATCCACATGTCCTTTGTAACAGGCTCTTCAATACACCAGTACGCATGGATACCACCGCCCGAATTAACTAGAGTCGGCTTTGGCAAACCAACTGAACTGCAAAAACGTTTAAGTTCTACTAAGGCTTCAGCCTGTGTTGCGTAAGGTTTGTTGGGTCCGCAGTCCAAATCAATGAACAACGACCTAAGTTGTTTAACGTTTGTGGCTTTTCTAGACTTACCATCTTCAAATGTTGCTAATGCGTAATAGGCATTGTATCCCTCATCTTTTAAGTTGTTTGCTACTGCTAATGCTGAATCTAGATTATCGAAAAACTTCTGTACTGGTGGGGCTTCTGCATCTTTCTTAAGTCCAACAATACAGTAATGTCCGCTATCTCCGAGCACCTGTTTTAAAAATTGTTGTGTGTTCATAGTAACCTAACAGATAGTGAATGGAAAAGGGTGGGGGTACTCATCAGTTTCTAACTTTCCCCCCGATACTACTTAATCGTCCCATTCACCCACTAGGTCTGCTATGTCAGATGAAGCGGTAGTCGCAGAAGCCTTTTTAGATACGGCTTTCTTTGGCTCTTCAACCTCTTCTACTTCCACAGGTGCGGCTTTAGCTTTAAGCGCATTACCCAACGCTGGCTTTTTCTCTTTAGGTGCAATGCTCAATGTAATTGCATTGATTGCATCACGAGAACTACTCAACGTTTGAATGGTCTCAAACTCTTCTTCCGTTACAGGACGGATTGGTTTAAAGATCAACTTTGGTGTAGGGCTAGAAGTATCAAAGCGCATTTCTGTTACTACGCCGGTAATTGGTGTGCCATGATTCTTCAAATGACGTGCGTAGGCTTGTAAAGGCAACTTACCTTTTTCACCATCACCAAACACAGAAGTAGGTGGCAGTACCAACTGATAGACTTCTTCCTTATGAATCTCGTTGTCAACTACAACAGCAAGGTACTGTTTGTAGCTACAAGCACGTGAGTCACCGTTACCCGAACCCTTGATGTTCTTAGGGCAAGTCATACAAGTAGATGCTTGAGGCTCTGCTACACCCGCATCAGGACGTTGACCATCAGAAGACCAGCAAGCTGGAGCCGCTGATTCGCCTTCTACATATGCACCTGAGTAGAACAAACGTGAAACCTTTGGTGCGGCTTTAACAATCACCACGTTCATTGAACGCTCTTCAGATACACGATACTCTTTACCACCGATATACTCTCTAAATACGTTGCCTTTGATGGACAGACGACGTGCGCCTAATTCACCACCCGCTAATGCGTTTGTAGCATCGTCGGTTTGTACGTTTTGCAAATATGATGGTAAACCACCTTTAAACAGAGCTAGTTCGCTCATATAATTCTCCTTAGATATCTTCGTCAGGGTTAAAATTTAAACTCATTTGGGTGTCTTTAGGGTCAACTGCAACCGTCAAACTCCCATCTGCTTCTTCTTTGATGCCTTTACCGCCTAGTGCAACTAATGCCGCTTCTACTTCTGAAATCTTAAATCGGTATACTCCACCGATCTTTAAAGACGGAATAAGGTTTTGCCTTATCCATGCACGTACAGTCGATACTGAAACTGTAAAGTGTTTTGCTACAACTTCAATCGGGACAAAAAGCTCGCCCATTATCTTCTCCTATGATTTCCTAATAGTTACCGAGTATTCCATATGTGAATTGAGTCCCGGCGGTAACAAATCAGGATTCTCTTCTAAAAACAACTTCATTTTAGTTTGCTGTATCCGCTTTTCTAACAACTCAGGCACTTGATGTTCAAGAATAAACTTGTTCATCGACTCCCAATCGGATGTGGTGTATTGGGTTTTAACTGTCCTATACGCTACTCCCGATGTTGTCTTAAGGCTTTCTAC